TTAATAGTATTTCGACATGAATCTTTGGTGCCAGTTACGGAATACGCTGATAATTCGATAGTAAGAACACGATTAATTGATATTTACTCATTTATAATTGAATAACTTTAATTTAAAATAAGATGGCAAAATTAAACGGAACACTTTGCGCAATTATTTCCGGGTCAGACAGGTTATTGCACATACAAAATGCAACTCTGAATGTTAATGTTGACTTACCGGATGCAACGACAAAGGAATCTGCAGGATGGGCAGAACACATTAACGGTCAGCGCGACTGGGGAATTAGCTTTGACGGGGCTTATGATGAGGAAGGATCGGGAATGACCCCTGATGAGATACTGGCCATAATAATTGCCCGTACGGCTGATGCAACAATCAAGTTCACAACCGATGGAGCGACCGGGGCGGCTGGCTGGACAGGTAATGCAACAGTCCAGAATTTCTCACTTGTCGGAAATAAAGAAACTACAGCAACATTTTCCGGGTCACTTAAGGGTAATGGCGCACTTGCCGCAATAGAATAAGCGATGGCAAAGATTAACGGAACCAGTGTCTTGTTATATGCCGACGGTACGGTTGTCGCCTTACAACGTGGATTAACGATTAATGCAGAGCAAGATTTGCCGGACGCAACGACGAAGATGTCACTTGGCTGGGCAGAACATATAAACGGTCTTCGTAATGCCTCGATTAGTTTTGATGCTCTGTACTCAACAACCGGACTATCGGCAGAGGATCTATTAACTTATATAACCGGGCGGACGTCGTTGCTTGTGGTGATTGTCGGAGGTATAACATACCCAATAATCGGTGAAGTTGATCTTTCGTCTCTTAGCTTTACGGGAAACAAAGAGGAGCCGGCTGCGCTCGCCGGGAACCTAAAGGTTAATGGTAAGCTGTATCAACTTAAAGGTACATCAGTATCACTGATAACTGATCCCGATGGCGAAGGTCATACATACGATACATTTACCCCGTCGTATATTGCTGTTGAATCTGCAATTAATGCGTCAGGAACGGCAAGTGTAAATAGTAACGAGTTTAGCGTAACTTCTGGGGATATTATTAAGCTTGCTGTGTTTGTAACAAGTACTTCCGGAGAGTTGCCCTGGGTCGAAATACGTGAAAGCGGATCAGCTGCAATTTCTAATATTGCACACTTAGTTGCTGGGCTTAACATTGTTACCCTGACCGTTACAGCAACAAAAACAGCTTATCTGACAATCCGTAATACGGGGGCGGCTAACTGGGCAATGTCAAATATTTACCTCTTTAAAGATCCTAATTAATGAAGCTTGCTTTTAAAAACCGTTTTTCATCAGGATATAATTATCGGGATGTGCCCGTCGAGTTAAATATAGGCACCCTTGAAGCGGTTTGTGAGATGCTTAACATTGATTTTTGGCAGATAGGTAAGACAATTAAGGACAAGGATTATGATTTTCTGGTTGCTCTGCTTTACCAGGGATACTTGACGGCATGTAAAGGAAAGTTTGAAAAGCCGAAATATGATTTATTTCATGCCGCTGTTTGGTATGAATACCTACCGCAGGATTCACAGCGGGAGTTTGTAGGTATGATGCAGGCGTTACTTGGTAAGTTAAAGCGGGGAGATAAAAAAAAAGTAAAGGTCGAACCCGTCGAATAACATGGGACGACTTACGTTCTTTCGCACTTGGAGAGTTAGGATGGTCAGAGCAAAGGTTCACCGGGTCGACGATGGCAGAGTTTAATTTTGCCGCTGCCGGGTACTGGCGAAACTGGGAACGAACGACAGCATGGTTGATGAGGGAAATTGTTTATACACTTATTGCTGGTAACCCGTATATCGAAGCTCAGCATAAACCGGCAAGCAGTCAGGTATATTTCCCGCTTAGTGATGATCAGAAGATAAACGAGGGGAAGCCGAAGCCAAAACAACCAACAGCGGAAGAACTTGAAACAGTGAGACAAGAGTTATTAACGTTGATGAATAAAAAATAAAGTGGGTCTACTTAACAATCTTATAGTACGTATTCGCGGTGACAAAACGCAACTTGATAGTACACTCAAGGGGGCCGAGAGTTCTGTTTCTAAGTTTGGAGGTGCCGTTAAAAAGATAGGTGGAGTTATTGCAGCTGCTTTTTCGGTTGCTGCTATTGCCGCATTTACAAAAGATATAATTGGCCTTGCATCAAAAACTGAAGGTGTTAAGGCTGCATTTGATCGGTTAAATAATCCTTCCTTACTTTATGCTCTTCGTACTGCCACACGTGGAACGGTATCAGATTTACAGTTAATGACTAAGGCAGTTCAGGCACAAAACTTTAAAATCCCACTTTCACAACTTGCAACATATTTTGAGTTTGCCACTAAAAGAGCTATCCAAACAGGGGAGTCCGTTGATTATCTTGTTGATTCAATTATTACAGGCATAGGCCGTAAGTCAGTTCTGGTAATGGATAATCTTGGTATCAGTGCCGTTCAATTACAAAAAGAAGTTGAGCGAACCGGGGACTTTGCAACAGCAGCCGGTAATATTATCCGGTCGGAACTTACTTCAATGGGTGAAGTGGCAGATACGACAGCTACGAAGGTTGCAAGTATAAAAACAGCCTTTGAAAATATTAAAACAGGTATCGGGTTAAAAATAACTGAATCGCCATTATTTCAGGGTTTAACAAATTGGGTTAACAATGTAGGTAAATTTGCACAGGTTCCGGGAATGAGCCTTATACAAGCAATTTACGGGGCAACGATTAAACCGGAAGAGTTTAACGCGATACTTGATGAATCAAATAAAAAAATAGCTGAAAACGCTTCTTTAATAGCAAAACAGAATGAGGCAAAAGCCGCTGCCGCTGCAAATCGCAGGACGGTAACTTATGCAGCTCCCGGAGAAGGGGCATTCGGTCACTTGAAAGGATCTTCAGGTGTATCAGGGTTAAATGCGCTTCCCGGCCTTCAGATGGATGAAATAAAGATCAATGAAGTTACCGAAGCCCTGCAATGGCAGGAAGAAGTTTTATTTAATCTTACAGCTGCATTTTCAGATATGTTTGCAAATGTATCCGGGGGATTTGATGATATGATTGATTCACTTGTAAAGAGCCTGAAACGGTATGTTCAGGAAATACTTGCACGGGCAGCAGTCTTGGCGCTTCTTAACATTATAGCTCCGGGATCGGGTATGGCAGTACAGGCACATAAAAACCTCGGCGGACTAATCCCACTTGGAGGCGGTAAGGGTTTATTTGGCAATCGGTCAGTTGCTTCGGCTTCCGGGCCAATGGAATTTAAAATATACGGTAAGGATTTAAAAACAGTATTACAAAGAAACGGGTAATGGCATGGGGAGAAAAATATAAATGTGAATTTGCTGATAACCTCGGCCTTGTCTGGACTACGAAGATCTATGAAGATGCTTATGCCGGTGCGGTAACTGAATTAACAGCAACCGGACAGCCGCTTACATTTAATTTTATCGGTAACTCTGATGATATTTATGACCCGGTTATTGAGACTGAAGTAAAACTACGGGTTTGGAGTTCGACAAACTTCGCACTATCCGATCTTTACGCAACCGAAGATATGCACTTTAAAGTCATTATAACAACTCCCTTTGGTGGTGGTGACGTTGAACGTTTTGTCGGTTTTGTTGATTGTGGTAATTACGAAGAGCCTTATGAAGACGTGCCTTATGAAGTTACGATAACAGCATGCTGTGGGTTGAAGTTCCTGAAAGGGATTAAATACGACGACGACGGCACACCTTATAATGGTCATTTACTACAAAGTGAAATAATACTTGACATTCTGGCAAAGGTCGGATTTACAGTATTTACGGAGTTTGTTAATCTTTACGAAGAATCAATGGATAGCGACGTGGATGATTCGCCCTTTGATCAGGTACGTATCGATGTCGATTTATTTAAAAACATGTACTGTTATGATGTACTGGCAGAGATCGTTAGAACCTATGGGGCAGTTATCCGGCAGATGGGTACTAATCATGTTATTTACCGGCCTGTGGAATTAAAGTCAGCAACGGTTTACGGTCGTTATTTTCAGGGAGACACAAATAAATCAGGAACATCATGGTCGCCTCAGCGATATATTGACCGATCAACAAATTCATCATATTTGATCCAGGTCCGGGGCGGAGTGAAAATGATAATTCCTCCGGCAAGCAAAGTAACCATACATCAGGATTACGGAAGCAAAGAAAGTTGGATTGATAACTATCAATTAAGAGCTGAGACTTATGATTCAGTTGCCGGGACATTTGAGAACTGGACTGCCGGTGCGGGATGGGCGAAATTTACAATCACTGGAGAAGCTCAGGGTGTTGTAATGCAAAACTCTAATACTGTCCCTCCGACAAGTACAGTTAAATTATCACAGTCATTTGGCAGTTATATAGTCGCTGCATCTGATATACTTATTTTCTCATTTGACTATATGACTGCTAACTTTACAGGGTCAACAATAAGCGCAGTAAAGGCAAGTATAATGATCAAATCAGATACGACGAGTAAATATCTTACTGTCGCTGATGACGAAAAATATGAATGGTCAGATACAGAAGCGTTTATTGAACTTACACTTGATGTTGAAGTCGGTAAAAGTGGCATGACAACATTTAGTCGGAAGCTGACAAGTATCCCAATAGCGGGATCGTATACAATAACTCTTTGGGGATTTAAGACAGCTTCGGCCTGTTATATACTTTATACTAATCTTAAATTTTTTGCAACAAACGATAGTATAACATCACAGAAAGTACGGAAGACATATGACCCCATCCCGGATGCTGATAATTTTATTAAAAAAATTGTAAATGCAATTTGGCGAAAAAAGAAATGGGTTGAAGAGAAATTATATAATGACCTCCCGGAAGTTGTACAGCATGACTGGGTTAAAGAAAATGCAATCAACGGCACTGAACTTGAGTATGACATGTTGCTCGGTGACATTACAAAATCCGGGACCGGCGGTGTTAATATTGATAATGTTATTGAACAGTTTTCCGGGGCCCTGATCTGTAATGAGAAGACGCTTTTACAAGTTGTACATACTATTACATTAACAACAGGGGGAGTGGGTGATACGGCTGATATAACTTGTAATTTAAATACAAGACAGGCGACATTTGATACTGATTATGCAACTACTGCTGCTAATTTTGTTACTAATTTTGGTATTAATTATTTAGTATATGGTATAACTGTGACAAGCGATGGGGCTGTTTTAACATTTACAGGAATAGCAGGAATGGAATTTGATGGGGATACAGCTATCGATAATGCCGGCGGCCTTGATGGCACAGTTGATATGACAGTACAGCCTGATGCTTATTCCGATGCAACCAGTTACACGACGGATTGGAACACCCGCGGAGGATCAGAAAGCAAAGAATTAATGAGCATCCTGATTGATGAAATGACGGCGCAATACGCCCGCCCGAAGCAATTAATACAGATAGCTTTAAGAGATCAAAATCCGGATAGGGCAGAAATATTAACATACATATTTGGTTGTTACGAGGATGACCTTAATAAATTCTCAGGGAATAATCGTAAATTTGTAGTCGGACGGGGTACATTTGAAGTTAAGGAACGGTTTTTAATGATTGACTTAAAGGAGGTAATATGATAGCTGAACAATTTATATCAATTAAACAAGGGGATGCGTCAACCTTTACGGAAGCAATAACCGGGATAAGCAGTAC